TAGACCTAGGGGTAGCATCAACATTTTCGCCTATGAGTTCATTGCAGAATGACTTGTAGTCATGTCCTTTCATGGATAACCACTTACGGAAATGTGCTCTGTCTATCATTAGTGTACCACTATTAAATACATCTGCCATTGAATTACGATGGACATCAAACCTAATGCGTATCTCACCACGAGGTAATCTACCAAAGTCTACTACAGGTTTCTGTCCTGCTGTATGCATAATTGTAACAGCAACATTAGCGAAGTCATTAAGGTAGTCAGCAATTATATCAAATGAGTCTACCCTGCTTTCAGCAGCAACAGTACGAATAGCACCAATCTGTCCTAGTACCCATTCAGTACCTTTAGTGTAGTCATAGTCAATTAAACCCCATTCTTTAGCAAGTTTAGATGATAGGTCTGCAAGGATAATAGCCTGTTCCCAGAAGCGTTCCTCACCACTGAAACTCGCATCATATCTCTTATGGAACTTGTCTGTTGCCTCAGCAATCATGGCTCTTATGCCATCGCTGCCTATTTCTATCAACTTACTTATGTATGTATGTCCTATGTATCCGTAGTTGCTTGTGATAAAGTTATAAATATTTCGTCCTGCTTCACTGTTCTTGGTGAATAACTCATGTGGAGGTACAGTAACTTCCAATAAACGTGCCATCTGAGCATCAGTATCTAACCCAGAAGCTATTAACTTCGATTGTAGCGACTTATTTGTTGATACCATGACAGGTGTTGCCCAAGTCTTAGTTTCCTTCTCAATTGCAGCACGATTAAGCCTAGCCTTATCTCTACCTTGGCTTACCCAATAACAGAAGTCAGCAACATCTCTATCTTGCATCATGGTTACTTCATCTACTGTCATCGGTAGATGAGCATACAGTCCCATTCTATGGAACAATGTGTTCTGTGTGAACTTTGCAGCGAAGTGTAATTTTTCTGGGTCACCATAGATAGATTGTACCCAGTATTGTGCTAGTGTCTTACCACCACCAGTTGGACCATACAAGGATATAGTTATTCCTTTCAAACCAGTGAAGTTATATAATGGGGCAGAAAACCCAACACCTAAAGCGAACATATGACTTGGCATATTAACTTTGTCAAGCATACTAGACATCTTAGTCCACGCTTCAGCACTACCCTTCTTGCTATACATATCAGTACCTAATGAATTAGATACTGTCGATAGTGAAATTTTTTCTTCCTTTATATTATCTTTGTCATCCTTGTGGATAACAGTGTCACCTATAACAAAATATGTATCTTTCTCCTTCCAACCCATAGTTGAGTATAGGTTAGTCATAGTGCGTATCTGCCTTAGTTCTTCCATGTAAGTTCGTAGCATAAGTTGAAAGTACTCCGTTTGTCGTTTATTAAATAATACTATCCCTTGGTCTGCTATTGCAGTAGGGAATTCCCTGCTCCCATCAGTTAGAAATGCTTGCCGTAATACCAGTTCAGTCCACCCTATATGAGGGCGTTTCCAGTGGTAGCGTACTACTTCATAGCCTAGATGGTCGTCACGACCATAGCCAACAGGATATATATCAAACTTGCATATGTCAATGTCAGTATCGTCAATGGTCATCTTGATACCCTGTGTAGTTCTTTTGAATGGTTTAGGCATAAGCACTGAGTTTGCTACCTTATCTGGTGCTTCTGCATTAACTGCCACCTCTTGATACTGTATACCTAATCTTGCAGGTGAGCCAACCTTATCTTTGAATTTACACCCTCTGCAACCATTAGGTCTATCAGAAAGAAACTTACCACAAGTAGTTGGACCAGTAGCATTAGCCTTCCATTGTATTACTTTCTTTCTTGTTACTGATTCAGAGTAGGCTTCATGCCCTTCGCTCCACTTGATTGCTGTATCTTCTGGGTCTACACAGAATGCAGCGACTCCGATTAAACTGTACCATAATGGTTCTGGCACATCCTTTTGGTTCTTAATAGCCCAATCTATCTGCTTACACTTACTTGCTACAACTGAACCAATAGCAGGTGGGAACTCAGTTTCGACTGCTAAATTACCTAGCAACGAGTTCTTACGTGGTTGGCCTAAATGATGGGCCCCATGATGTTGCATGTAATTCGTAAGAACATCAGAAAGAACTTCAGGTGTAACAGGCTCAGCATCCATCAACAACTTCACCTGATTTCCATTCTTCGGATTATGTGTACCTACTGGTCGTAATACCAGTGCTGAGTTAGTTGTTAGCCCTGCATCAATATGGAATTGCTTCTCTACTGATGCTAGTTTCATAGCACTAGCGAGTACTTTCCATTTATCTGGGTCTAGTTCTCTAGTTAGTGTCCAATAAACATGCAGCCCATTACCAGAAAATATAACCATAGGTTTAGGCAGTTTCATATCGGCAATGAATTTACCTAATGCAGTTAGACCTTCTTTCCAAGATGGATAAGGCTTTGATTTACCACAATCTACATCTAAAGCAACTACTTTAGTTGCTCTTACATTGTCTTGTTTTCTATTTCCTTTCTCTTTAAATGCTGAGATTGCATAGTAGGTGTTGTTTTTTGACTGGTCTGACCTAATACAGACCTTTGCTAATTCTTCTACACTATCAAAGAACCCTTGCCTATTGCCATCTTTATTAATAACGGTAGTAACATAGAATCCTTTGGACGGTAGAATTCGTTGTAGAAACTCCAACGTATCCATGTGTCCTCCTTAAAGAAGGGGAGAGGAACATTATAAAACCTCTCCCCAATCTGGTTAATGATACTCCTCTAAGTACTCGAGAAGTCTCTTTTTTCTATCAGCAGGTTCCATTACAATGATATCGGGTGAAGGCCACTCTTTATCTTGCATGACTGCCAGTAACTTTCTAAGAGTAGTACGCATCTTCTTATCATTTTCTTTACGCATAGGTTGTCCTTTTCTCCAACTATGGTAAGTCATGCGTGATACACCTAGAACTGACGACAGGTCAGTGATAGTCAGCATCATATGCTTTCTAAGAGACTCCACTTTAGAAAAGTCAAGTGGGGCTTTATTTGTCATCTGCTACATCTCCTACAAGTGCGGCAATCTCATCAGCCAAATTGCTTGCTGCTGCATCAACAACTGGTGCTGCATCTGGTTCTTCAGCAGCCTTCTTGGCTTTAGGTTTTGCCTTAGGTTCTTCAGTTGCTACTTTACCAAAACCTTTTACTTCCTTTTTCTCAGCAGGAGCTTCCTTAACAGGAGCTTCCTCAATAGCAGGTGCTGATACAATAGTAGCCTCTTTAATGATTTCCTTTTCACCTGTAATAGTCAGCACTGCATCAATACCAAACAACTTATCGACTGCTTCCTGTGCTGCTTCATTAATAAACCCACCAAAACTAAACGCTAGTTTAGGATATGATGCGTCAGTATCAAAAGAAATCGTTGTCTTAACAATTTCTGGTGGAATACCTCTAGTAGATAATTCCTTTTGATAACTGTTTAACCCTTTTAATGCTCCTGGTGTTACTTGTAATAAGTACACTGAGCCAGTTGGGTCATCTGCAGCAACCACTGCTAATCGTTTTTGGTCTGCACATGCTTTAACTTGCTGACCTTGTGGTGTTACCTTAGAACCCCAAGCATTCTGTGGGCATGAAGCACACAAGTCATTCTGAGGTTTAGTGCTGTCAACATGTGGACCAACACCATCTAAAGAGAAACAATCTGGTGCTGATGGCTCTGCATCTGGAGTCCACGGCTTTTCATACCATGTCTTAGATAGCCTAGGATTAGCACCTACAACGATTATATCTAACTTAGTTGAATCAAGTAAAGTCTCAGTACCACCATCTACGATACGAAACCTACTACCCTTGATGGATATGCGTGGGAACCCTTCACCACCAGATGATAACCCACCTGTTAAAGACTGTGCCAATACAGATGGCACACCCACTTTGCCTGCAAGATGTGCAGGAACTTGTATATCACTCGGAACAATGTTTGTCATTTTTTACTCCCTTTTATTATTAAACATCTACTTTAAGTGCAGGTTTACGGACATTGACATCAACCCTTGTACCGTATGTAACTCCTGCAGGAACAGCCTTGTTCATGTCGATGTATCCACGAACTGCCACTTTACTTACACGCTTCTCGAGAAGGTCGTATGCTTCGTTTTCTTGTATGAACCCTAGCATAGCGTCCCAATCAGCAACTCTAGCGAAATCATTGGTAGTCAGAAATGCTGTACCGTGATTGGTTTTGAAGGATGTTACTCCATCAGCATCTGCCTTTTCCTTTATCCATGCTTCAAGTTTAGTCATGTTTTCTTTAATATCCTTGACTTGGGCTTTCGCCTCATTTTCAATGGATTCTTTCTTGAGGCGTAACTTCATGTACGTCTCGATTATCTGGTCTACATTTAGACTCATATGTCACCTCACTATGTTTCTTGCTGTATTAAATCAAGAAGCAATCCTTGTAACTTTTGTTTGTTACGCAGTCTATCGTACATCTTAGATTCCACAGCAATAGATTCTATATGTACAACATTTGATATATGCTTCTTACCTATTCGTTCAATACGACCATTCGCTTGAACGTACTGTTCATTACTTGTTACTGGTCCATACCATATGATAGTGGATGCCGATGTTAGTGTTAATCCGTGAGCCATAGTACCTGGATGTGCTATTAACACATGTGGTTCCTCACTACTTTGGAAATCATTGAATATCTTATTACGCTTTGTAGCACTTACAGCACCATTAACAACAGCAGTCGACCAACGCTTTTTCAATTTATCCTCTAGCATATGTAATGTCCCAGTCAACGGAACAAACACTATAACTTTCTCACCTGCTTCTTCTATCACTTCCTCTACCACTTTAACTCTTGGCGTACAGTCTAATTCAATGTTCTGTTTATCATCATCATAGACCACACCACATGCTATCTGTACAAGTTTCTGTAACTTGACAGCCTCGTTAACAGCAGTAATAGAACCTTCTTCTTCCTTAAATTCAATAATAAAACGCCTAAGCATTTCTTTATAGTATTTCTCTTGCATCTTAGTCAGAGGTACTTTTCTAGTTTGGATGATAGTATCTGGTAAATCAAAACATTCATCTCTTACATACCTAACTGATGGTTGCAATATATCCTTTACAATGTTCACAGAGTCTGGCTTAGGTATCCACTTCCACTGACCTATCTTCATCATTACTTGGTCACGAAATGCAGTGTATGTGCTAGAGCAGTACGGACTGTTAACTAACTTTGCTAAAGCCCAAGCATCAGTTGGGTCATTAGGTGTTGGTGTGCCTGTCATTAACCACAATCTTACATCTTTATTAGCCTCTATCCACTTACGAAATATCTTAAAACGATTAGTAGATGGGTTACGCAATACTGCTGCTTCATCAACTATAACAAGGTCAAACATATTCATTGCATCTTCGGCAATAATGCTAAAACCATCATGGTTAACGATATAGAAGTCAGCCTTAGTACCAAGTAACTTCTTTCTTCTTGCTGCTGTACCATGCAAAGTCACTGATATTCTATTCAGAAATCCTGTAAAGATGCTATCACCCCACACTCGCTCAAGTGTAGACAATGGTGCTATGATTAAGCACTTCTTAACCATACCTATATTCATTAAGTAATCTGCTGCCCATAATGCTGATTGTGTCTTACCAGTACCAATATCATTAAGTACTAATGCTTTCTTATTCATTGTCAAGAACGCTGAAGTTAGACGCTGATGCTTATATGGTGTGAATTTACCAACCCAATCATAGTAATGTAAGATAGGTGATGGCACAGTTATACCAAGATTACGAAGAACTTTAACTTCATCTATCTTATGTGGTGTAACAACTAATTCATTACCATTGAACGTCATCTTCTTTGCAGTTGGTATGCAATCAAGTACACGATTAGGATTAACTAATTTTAATGCAATAGCCTTTGCTTGTTCTACAACTACCACTCTACCTCCTTAGAATCAATGATTATATAATGCTCTACTTCACTTATTGTTCTGTCATCATAGACTAGAAAGCACTTACCACCTGCTTTCTCTATATCAGCCATACATTTAACTTGTAGAGGTGTAGGTTTCTTATTATTATCTGCCTTAACCTCAATCCCAACTAGTCTACCCTTGACTACTGCTAGTCTATCGGGTATGCCTGCCCTTCCAAATGGTCCAGACTGAGGGCTAAAGTACCATATCTTTCGGCGTTTAAGCATGGTATCTAATCGTCGTTTAACTTTCCCTTCTGGTGTTAATGCCATATCCTCTCCTTTTATCTTAAATTATACCTATATTTACAACCTTGTCAACTAAAGTTTTGCATAGTCACACATATGTTTCGCAGGACACCAAGGGCATAGCCCACTTGGTTTTGGTGGCCAAGTGTCGTGTTCCAATGACTCATAAATTCTGTTAATTCGAGCCATTATTCTTGCCCACATTTCATTAGACTGTTCACGCTTGTAAACTTGTGTGTCCATCTTATAATCCCCTAGCCACACTAACGCTGATGTAACAGTATCTACTTTTGGGTAATGTTTGAATACTTGCAGTGCAAATATTTCCATCTGCGTAAAATCTGGACGGCGTTTGCCTGTCTTCCAGTCTAATACGAATGCCTTCTTCTCACTCTCATGAACCATTAACACGTCAAGTATAGACCTAAACCATGCATCTGGTGCAAACCACTCTGTAGGCATTAGGTTCTTGTTTAGTGTCATCTTCTGCTCAGCGAGTAGTTTCCCACCTTTCGATTCTTGTTCAAGTGCCGTACATAGACTCTCATACTTCTTAGTCTCGGCAGTTAATGGTATCTGTTCCTTTATTCTAAGTTCTAATGCTTCATGTATACGCTCACCATATTTACTTGCATCACTTCCTTCATCTCTAACTTCTTTGTTAATTCGTTGGTGCATATATCTTTTAGGGCAGTTCTCATACATCTTAAGAGCCGAGAACGAATGTGTTAATGTCATTTGGCTTCTCCATAGTTATCACCTGTGTCTGCTTCACAGGCTACAGGTAGGTCTGGTGCCCAACTCGGTGGTTTGGACATCTCTTGTACTATAAATTCTAGTGCTTTATCCACTTCTTCTTCCTTTACTATAACAATTACCTCATCATGGACCTGGAAAGACACATGGTAGCGTTGTCCTATGCGTACCATCTGCTCTGCAACTACATTCCTAGCAAGGGCTTGAACTATATTCTCTACCACTTTTCCCCCATATATGCGAGTCCAGTTATTACCTGCAATATGTCCACCCGACATATACTTCTTATATGCTCGAGAGTCGGCAAGATACGAAAACCCATTCGTATCTGCTTTCAATGCAGGGTAGTGAATACGCATACCATTTGGCATCAATATACCTTCATGGTCGTAAGACAGAATGTCGTTAATCTGTCCTCCCCCACCTGCTAGCATGCCTGTCAGAACCGAATTACATCTGTTCCAAAGTTCAACAATCTTATGGTTCTTTTGCCTATACAAGTTTACTATTCGTTGTGCTTCAAATTCATCCACATCAACGGACATTCCCCCCATACCTAGCGACAAAGTATCCTTGAACTTGACATGTCCCATGCCATATCCTAGTCCTAGTATACACGTCTTTCCAACAAATCGCTTAACTTTATCAATCTGTTTTAAGGGCTGACCATATACATCAGAAGCAAACTCGCTGTACACATCTCGCCCTTCCCTAAATGCATTAAGCAAGTCCTCTTGACCTGCTATATATGCTGTCATTCGTGCTTCAATCTGTGATGAGTCACAAGCAATCATCTTATGCCCCAATGGTACAGTCAATGCTTTACGGATAGCACCATTACGAGGTAAATTCTGTAAGTTTAGTTTATCCCCCCCAGAGAATCTACCAGTATGAGCACCATAATATTTGAGCATTATGGGTAGATAGCCTCGCTTAGAGGTTTCAATAAGTCGTTCAGTTCTAGTTTCCTCAATAGTGGATTTGATACCAAGTCTGGCTGCCAGAAGATTCCTAACCATAGGGTTATCATGCCCCAACAAGTTTGTGAATGCTTTGTCAGTCTTAGCAAAGGCGTAGGCAACTTTACCTGTCCTTAGGCTAGTTTTGGTAGGGGGTTCGACATCTAGTAGTTTGAGCAAACTAGCAAACATTTCGTTGCTCATAAGCACTTTCTTTATCTGTGCTTCGCTAAGTTTGTCGTTCATTGCTAGGTCGTTTATTAAATCTGTTTTCTTTTGCTTAACACCAGATAGATGGTTTTCTAGTACAGTAGTGTCAAGTATTACTGTTGGTTCTGTGTACATACGCAGAGTCTGGTCTATAATCATCAACTCGTGAGCAGGAAATCCCTGCTTTAGTTTATTGAATAGACTGTAAGTGAGGTCTACATCAAGAATACAGTAACTAGCGAAGTCTTCCATTTCACTCTGACTAAAATCTTCACGGCGTTTACCTACTGTATTTTCTAGTTCTGTTCCTTTTCTTCCTAGATTATAGTATTCCACTAATGCCTTTAGTGAACTACCTTCAGTCATTTGGTGTTTAGGTTTGGACATGGACATGGTATCAAACCAGAACTTAGGCTTAATACCATAATTCCATGACAGTATAGCACCATCAAAGTATGTGTTATGGCATAGTATAGCCTTATCAGAGTAATCAAGGCTATTCAAAAATTTTCCAACATCTGTACCACTATACCAATCGGTAGGATTATCATTTACCTTAACACCTACACCTATAACTTCGAAGTCTGGGCTTCGAACGTACTCCTCTACTGTCATTTTAGCCAGTGAGTACTTCTTGTCATAATAGGTTTCAAAGTCGATGGTTACTATGTCCATTATTTCTCCATTAAAGATTTCAACTCGTTGTATACTTCTCTTGCTTCACCTAAGGTCATAGAGAAAACCCTTTCATTAAACATAAAACTAATCTTCATTCTAGAGTTCCTAACAACTTGTTTACGTTTGGTTGTCTTTGCTTTTTTAGCTCCCCAATGAGTCTTGTCTGTCAATCCTGCTTCGCTAAGAATAGAATAGACATACTTTAGTTTAACTCCACAAGCCTTTGCCATCTCTTTTCTAGACATACTAGGGTTTGATTTAGCAAAGTCTACGATTTTTTGTTTCTTCGATTTTTTATATAACATACTACTCTCCTTTTAAATGAAAGATATCTACACCATGTCCACAATTTCTTGAGTACATATTCGCTATCTCTACTGCTTGTTCTGCACTAGCACCCATTGCTAATGCTCCGTAGGCAAGGTCTTGCCCACTTCCAAAAGCACAGGAATTAAACCCATGCTCTATAGGTGTTGGCGATTGTTCATATCGTTTTAACCCATGTTTATCTACCACTATAAAGTGACACCAATTACTACGCATCTGCCCTTCGGGGAATGGTGTATGCACTCCCTTCTTATACCAGGCTAGCATCTCATGAATGCGTTTAACTGAACCTGTTCCTGTAAGAATAGCATCTTCATAACGCCATGCTTTAATAACTTTGTGGTGTATGCTACCAGACAGGGCAGCCCTGTCGGTAGCAAGTGTTTTACCATCCCATACAATTACACTCATTTCTTACCCCTTTTCTTTGCAAACACTCCAAACTCTCTGCGTAGGTCTACACTGCGAGCATCACATATCCTGTTCATAGTATCTATAACTGCTGCAGGTGATGGTCGCTCCCAGTTCCAATAGTAAGATGCATTACTCTCAGTAATACCTCTGAGTAACTCTGGGGAAAATTTATTATCTCTAATGCTAGTGTATAGCAACTTGTGATAATGCTTAGTTGACCAATCTGGCATGCTACGATATGAATGACCCCTACCTTCCGTTCTTACTTCTCCTTCAATAGTATCAGATATACCTTCAAACACATTCATCTTGGCTCTCGCTTTGATGCCTGTCTTAAACTTACGTAATGCTCTAAGCCATACAAGTCGTTTCTCTGGGATAACAATGAGTTCATCATCTGGTCTAGCATTAAGACATTCACCACTATGCAAATCAAATGTTATGCCTTGAAAATACTCTGGTGCATTCTTCTTAACCCATGAATCTGGATGTATCCAACTTGCCCAACCAGATTCTCCGTAAGCACTCTCACCTATCTCTCTGAGTATCTTATCAACATGAGCAATGCGATATCTACCCTTTGCAACTCTGAGTATGTGGAAAGGTAATGCTCTATTTAGAGAAGAAGTCAGAGTCTGTGAATTGTGCCATATTTCTTCTACTGTGGCAGTAAATATACATTTCCCATCGGGTGCTATATTAGGACGAGAAGGTATAAATCTACAAAACTCACCACTCCACCCATCTACACCATAGGCTCTATTATCTCTCTTGTGTACTCTTGCCCAAGCACGAAGTGGTTTACCCTTTTCGGGATATCTTGCCCTTCCATGAAATTTCTTCATCTCATCGTAGGTTGTTATTGGGGCATTCATTAACCAATGATGTCTCTTTTTGTGCCATTCTCTTATTTCTGCAGTGTTCATATTTTTCAGTAATTTTTCCATAACCCTTTCCTTATCGTGTTAGTTTAGATAGTGTTACTTCTGATGTTAATGCATTAACATCAAGGTCACCTAGTTCTTGAGGATTACCCTTCTTTCGTGTAACTATTTCAAGGTGACGCTCTCTATACTGCTCTGGCACTAAATCCCATAGTGCAGGAAATGCTTTAAGTGCAGGTGATAGTGTTGCATAGGTACTTGTTATCTTATTAATACCTTTTACAAACTCTTTCCTCTTATCCTTGATTGCATTTACACCTTGCATCCATGTCTCCCATTCTGCTTGTATAGTAGCAAAACGAGGTGCATTGTATTTCAAAGTCATGCTTCTCCAATTCTTCTTCCAATCTGGAAATTCACTGCCGTGAGGGAAACGATGTGGTACTGAAAATTCAAGGGCTATACTGTCATGAACATTCCAAAATTCATTTTTATGATTATGCTTTTCATCTCTTGGTACATCATGAAACCCATTCAGAGATATGTTTGTCTGTGTTTCTAGGAATTTATCGGGTAAAGCATTCATCTTATCCCTAATATCTTTAGAGAAGATGGTGTTGTATAGATACTCTGCATTCCAAGATGCAGGTGTATTCTGCTTTGCTTGTATGATTCTTTCCTTGAACACATTCTTTGCATTGCGTTCAATATCACTTTTTAATAACTCACTAAATCTTACTGTTGCCATATTACACTCCTTTATAATTGTATTTTTTATGTATGAATTGCTTGTGCTTACTATAAGTAGCACTCTCTCTTATACGTTCTTGCTCTTTGTTAATCTCTCGTTGTCGTTCTGCTTCATCTTCTAACGAGTCATCTGCTCCGTTTACCCTATGCCAGATGTACATAGCATCGTTACCATATGCTTCTAAGAAACGCTTCTTACTCATATGTGGTGCTGATTCTTCTGCTTCTAGGGCATGGTTACCCATCTTGCTCATATATCTTTCTCCTTGGTTAGTAAACTGTTAAGTAAGGCACTTCTAGTCTTAACAAAAACATCAAGCCTAGCCTGTAGTTCCTTATCTCCATCAATCAATGCACTTATTATGTCCATTGATAGTTCTCTGTTATTCAGTTCGCCATCAGCAAACATCATCAACTGTTCGTCTGTAAACTTCGGCTTAGTCATCCATCACCACCACTTCACCGAATGGTGCATCAGTGCTGTTCTTGTCTGTGGTAACCCACAGTACAGGGAAGGAAGGTTCATCTCCGAAATCACTACAATATAAATCTGTGAGGAATACACAAGCAATCGGGTCAATATCATTCTCACTGAGGTGGTCAAATACAGGGCTGAATGCTGTTCCACCACCACCATGAGGTTCAATATGCAACTCGTCATCTCGTGTAAACTTGTCGTAATGACATACCGTAGAGTCAAAGTAAATCACGTGTATACAAACTGGGTTACTATCTTCCTTGATAGTCAGTACTTCCGAAGCAAACTGGTTTAAAGTATCTTCATCAATAGAACCAGAGCAATCCACTGCTATAGCAAGTTCGCCCATTGTTTCACCACTTGAAGTGGGTAGATATAGACCTTGTGCTAGAAATCTACGGTTTGGTCTAGACCAAGAACGAGTATCATCTTTGCATTTCTCAACAAAACGCTGTAACACTTCTCGCCAATCTACTTTAGGCTCAAGTACCTTACCAACAAAGCGTTCCAAGCCTGCACTCATCTTACCCATCATCTTGGCAGCCTGTGCTGCTTGTGCTACCTTGACTTTCCACTCTGATGCTTTCTGCTCAGTCTCTGCTGGGCTACCCTCAGCATCAAGACATTGGTCAAGTGGGTCAGCACCACCCTTACCAACTGAACCTATACCATTATTGGCGTCATCATTAGGCCCTTCTTTGGGTAGAACTTTGTAGATACCATCAGTAGTACCACCACCTTTGTTCCAGATATCTGTGTCATAAAGCCCTCCTTCGGGCATTCTACCCATGTTTTCATCTACAAGAAGTTGGTTAATGACATAATCGCCTGCTTGGTTCCAGACTCGGATATCTCTTTCCTGTCTACGGAAAGGATGTTCCAACATAGGATGCATACATTCATGAGCAACAAGAAACTTAAGTTCTTCATCACTCAGTTCATCACAAAAATTGGGATTAAACATTACCTTCTCGCCATTAGTAGCAGCAGTAGGTATGTCCTCTGTCAGTTCAAACGGCATATTCAAGGCGATATTCCCTACAAAAGGATGCTCAAGAATCAGTGCTGTCTTTGCTTTGCTCAGTCGTTTCTCTGTGTCCATAATAAGTATCTCCTTCTAATAGTTTGTGGTTTATGATATGTAAACCAGTGTCTGCTAGTGCATTCACTGCATCATATCGGCGACTTCTCCATGTTGCTCGGTGTATCTGGTGGAGGATAAGGTTAAGTTCATTAACCTGTGCTCTTGCTTCTGCATCAAGTACCATCACTCACCTCCACTGGCATATTATTCTCATCAAGTATTTCTTGTGCTATGTGGTAACTACCAGTCATTCTAATCGTTGCCTCTCTTGCTTGTTCTTCGCTAAAGAAGTTGTGGATTGTTAACCCTGTCTCAGAATCTATAAGACAGTATCGTACTTTGTGTTTAGGCTTATCTGCCATAGTGCTCTCCCTTTAGTTTGAATTAGTGGTTGCTTGTACACACGACAGCAACCGTGCCGTTTTCAACTCACACTACCATCTAACCAACGAACATGGGGCATGATAGTGTCAATGTTGTACTCATTGTTTGGAGTGTTGCCCCATGAAAGCCTCCATCTTTTTCATTATAGCCCTTGCTTGGTCACCTGTATTCTTCCTAAGCACTGGATTATTCCTCAATGCTTCAGGATGATGTCGAGACAATGACTGCTCAACATCTTGTCGTAAGGTTTCAAGGTTAGGGTCATCAGCAAAGTTAAGTCGTGGTAGCAAATCACAAAGTTCTCTTGTGTTCTCTATCATTGTATCTCTAAAGATAGACTTAGGGTCTGCTAGTTTATCACTCATATGCTTGACTCTATCGTAAAGTCTTTGCCAGATGTCTTGCATCGCTGCTGTAGCGGCATCGTTAACACGCCTCTCAACATCTTCCTGTATGATAGTTAACTCAGAATCGTTAATACCAACACGAAAATCGTTACTAGGTACAGGAAACACTGCCATATCCATCTTAAACTTCTCATGTATAATATCCTCAGCAGGGTAGTCGTTCTCGTTGTACAAACCATTCGGCAGTAGTCTTTTGGCGTCCTCTTTTAGACTCAGATAGTTATCTAGGAATGTATCAACAAGTAACTGCCACTCTGCTTTCTCTTTCCTAAACTTTGTCATAAAGTCCAAGTAGTTCGCACTGGGTAACATCTGAGTTCCCTCAATGCCCCAAGGTAATGTGTTTGTATAGTACTTAGCCCGAATAGAAGTTGTCTTCTTATGTACCTTGTCTAAGTAATCATTCATAGGCAATAGGCTCTTGTTGAACCTACCTACTCCCATCTGGGCACCATGTTGTGACAAGATGTCCTTAGTAACCTTTCGGTCATACTTTCTGGCTGACCATTGGCTCACGTTAAGTTGCACAAGTAGTGCTTTATCCGTTAGTTTCATTTTCATCTTCCTCCCTATATTTATTATTTATATGACTAACCACTACACCACCAAGTGGGTGTACTTCATATACTTCTAAGGCTTGAGGAAAACTTACAAATTCACCACCATCTAGTTGTGATTCATAATAATCCCAATCCTCATTGGCTAATTCTACTGCCTCTTCTTTTGTACCATCGTATGTTCTTCTAAGAGTAATATCAATTGCCCATGTTGCCATTCTTTACCTCCTCTAAGTCTATAGGTCTATCACATAAAAGCCACCCATCACATGAGTGGGGAAAATCTGGGTCTGGTATACAGCACAGTGTGTCAAGTTCATTAGGTACCATTCTATATTCTGGTTCCTTAACAAACATTGAACAACCTGTTAGTATCCACATAACCATAGTACCCATCAACATAAAGGATATGGTCATCATTGTAATGTTACGCATATGTAACTTCTTTCTTTCAATCATAATCTTACTTATTAATTTACTCATAGTATCTCCTTAGAATAGTATGTCTTGATGCTTAACAGCCCACTCAGTCCACGCTTTCGTAGATGCTAAGTTCGGGTTCTTTCTTGCTGCATATGACACACTCAACACACTAAACTCTGGCGGCATACGCTCTGCATAAGTACATACATTGTGAAAGTTCTTCTCAGTTGCTCTCTCTGCTATCGCACCACTCAATGCATACAATGTAGCAGGGTCAGTAGGTACCTCAGCAGTACTAGGTCTAAGAAGTATGTTATCTGGATTAGGTAGTTTACGATAGATGCGAACAAACCCAACAAACTCTGCTGCTGCACCCTCACCAACAGCACCCTTGAAGCATTCAAACTCTGCCTCTGGTGGTACTGTTCCAAGCACATCACTCACACCTTCAACCCAACTTCTAGGGGTAGCATTCTGCTCACGCTGTGGGTCGAAATCATGCAGTAAGTTCGGTCTGAACCTAATAAACGATATAACTTCGGGCTGAACCCCTTGTTCTATAGCCCAAGCAGTCCAGTCATCAAGGTGTGTGTCCAAGTTAACGACAGTCTCCCTGTTCCGTAGATGAGATAGCACCCTGTTGGCACCTGCTCTGTCTGACTGCCGGTTTCCTGTAGATATCACTTGCCACCCATCTGGCAACTTGTGTCCATGTAGTGTCCTTGCTTGACATATATTCGCCAGTACTTTCTGCAAGTCTGCACCTGCTTGGTTCCTATCATCAAACATAAGTATCCCTTCTGTGCCGTCTACATCTGCAGCAGGGAACCACTCTGGTAACTTATACACCAACTTGTTGTCCTCAGACTTATCGGGAAATAGTATCCCGAAGTCCTCAACTAACATGGTTGGCATATGCAGTTCAACACATGGCACACCCAATGATGCAGCAACTTCATGCACTATGGTTGTCTTACCTCCTCCTGGTGGCCCCTCTATACACAGCGTTCTCTGCTGTGGGAATAACGCTTTGATTGTATCTTTCATCAATGTTGCTCTCATTTCACATCTCCTTTTACATGTTTATATTTGTAATGGTCAGTGCCATATGACACGACCATATTCCCTGTACGCTGTTGTTTAGCGACCATCTTGTCGTTGTAGTAGACTGGAGAACCATTACGGTCACATACCATATGCCCCCCAATGCCATATCGCAGACAGAATAGTTTCAAAAAGCCCTTCTTAGTCATGCAGTACCCCCTAAGTCAGTAGTTGGTATCAACATATCTCTCAACACATCATTAGGCATTGCTGAAAGTGTTCGTACTTCTGGGTTTGCATAGAAGTCTAATGCCCATAGTACATATTTATCCTTGTATACTTCAACAGGACATACCTCAACAATAAACTTGTGTAAGTAGTTCTTTGCTGAGATGGTTGCTCCATCATCAGTAGGAGCATTGCTTTTCAAACAAGCAACAAATGCCATATAGTCACCAGTACCATCTTCTAAAGCACCGTGTGCTATGGCTTCTTCAATATCCCATGCCATAACCACCTGTGTATAGCCCTGTTTCGGTGAAGGTTTGCAGTCTAAGAACATCACATTCTTGTTGCGTTTGATGAAGTTGTTTAGTTGTTCGCTATCTAGGTTCATATTGTTCCCCTTATTATAGTTGTATTTAAGTGTTAAAAAGATGAAGAAAAACCCCAGTTAAGGGGCTTTTCTAAGTAAGTTAAGCAGAGTGCCTGTTAAACATCTAGTATCTCTACCTTTCTACGAGCAGATTTAGTAGTTTCATCTTGCTCTGGAAGTTTAGCCATATAAGGGGATTTACCATACCCTTCAAGTAGCACAAGTTGTAAGTTCTTGCCATTAGGCTCTGGTGTAAAAGGTTCAAATATAGCACCTCTATCCTTAGCAACCTTAACACAAGTCTTTTCAAGGTCAGTTACATTCTCTTGATTATACTTGCCTTCAGCGTTAGGCTTTACAACGATTTTATTCTTAGTGTTTATGGCAACACTAACATTGCCTTCATATACTCTTGCCATAATAGTTCTCCTATTAAGTTGTTATAAAAGAGTCTCTGTTTAATCGCTATAAGAAGCAACCCAAAGACTTCGCCAAATGTAGCAAATTTTTCGAATTTTGTCAAGTTTGCCACGCTTCTTAGTTAAACGGATTGCTTATAAGTATCTTAAATACCCTCCTTTAATACGCGCGCGTACATATAAATAAATTTAAAAAATCTATTTTTAGTGTAAAGTTATAAAGAATAATATAATGTAAAGTTAAATTTTTATGATGGTCGTGCCTCGCTGTGAGTCAGACAGGGCAAGGGATTATAATAAATAATCTACAAAATCTATTTAAAATTTAATAAAGAGTCGCTACGAAACTTCGGTCAAAATATAAAAAGCGAGATATAACAAAAAATAGTTAGTGTTGTGTTAACTTTACATAGATTATTTATATTATATAGATTATTATGGAGAGATTTATTCTGGTATTTTTAACTAAAAGGTGATTAGATTAGTGGTTTAACGGCGAATTTTGGTAGTGTAAAGTGTAAAGTTTAACTATCGTGGTATAACCATTATTTAGATTACGCACATAGATTTTTTTGTTGCAAACGAGTTGTAGCAAGGGTTTTAGATAGATTGTAAAGTCCGAGGTATAACCATATTAAGTATATATTAAATACGACATATACAGAGGTATAACCCCCCGAGCGATG